CATCTTTACACCTGAAAATGGTAGAGGTAAAGGTACTGCTAAAGAAATGTTGAATAGGAATATCTTAGAAGCAGTTTGTTTTGGTGCAACCAGCATAAGATTAGATTGTAATAAATCTGCTCTTGGATTTTATGATAAAATAGGAATGACTTATTGGGGAGCTACTATAAGTCATTCTATGTTTTGTGATTTGCCCATTAATAATAAAGGAGTTGATGGATTTTTAGATTATAAGAATTTATCATCATTAGAAATATTAAATTCTTATCCGCAAGAATTAAGAGCTGCTAAAATTAAATGGATAGCTAAAAAAGTAAAAAAACATAAAGAATTTGATTTCGGCCACCCTTCAAGATATAATGAATTTGTAAATGATTTTTTCAATGGAAATCAAATTGCATCGTAAAACAGATTTTATTAATTGGTATAAGTGGTCGTTGTCGATTAAAGATTGCGATCCAGCTATTTACATGACTAACTATTTGTTCGATAGATTTGAACATAATAAGGAGCAAAAATTATGGATTTCTTGGATTTATGGCACAACATACTATTTACCAACAACATGGGTAATATGGAATGAATTCCCCGACATGGAACTCGTTGGAGTCAAAAGACTCCGAGAGTGGAACAATAACAATTACAAACGGCTCCGTTATCAAACTGACACCAAGTGGAACAAAGGTCATCTTCCAGCCCAGTTCGAAAGTTACAAGCAGTGGGTTGGAGATAAGACTCAGGAAGAAAAGTTCTACAGTGGATTCGTCAACGGAAATCCCAAGCACAATTTCAGAAATCTCTACGAAGAAGTAAAGACTAATTTTCATAAGTTCGGTCGTTACTCAACTTGGTTTTATTTACAAACACTAAAGCAGTGTTGCAACCTACCAATAGAACCTGATAGTCTTATGCTTGAAGATTATGACGGTAGTCGTTCACATCGTAATGGTTTGTGTATGGCTCTTGGACTTGATGACTGGTATAATAAGAAACTCGATATTGAACAGTTAGCTTATCTTGACGTTCAGTCTTATTTGATTCTTGAAGAAGTTCGAAAAGAGTTTTCGAATACAGATTATTTCGATATGGAAACTTGTCTTTGTTCTTTCAAGAAATTATTCAGAGTAAAGCATGGCCGTTATCTTGGTTACTATCTTGATCGTCAAGCTGAAGAAATCACTAAATGTGAAAGTGATGGTTGGATTGGTATTGATTGGCAACCAATGTGGGATGCTCGAACAGAAACTATAAATAATAAACTGTTGACTGATAAAATAAATAATAGTAAAATGGCATTATATACACAAAATGGTATTCTTGATGCTACAAAACTATTCGAACAAAAAAAAGTCGGTTTAGAATCTTTTATGGAGTAAAAATGTTAATTTCACAAAAAGAATACTTAGAAAGATTAAAGGTTTTTGTAGAAACAAATTTAACAAAAGAAAATAAATTTCCAATTGGTATGTTTAATATTTCTAGACATTGGAATAAAAATAAAAAACAATTTGATGAATTATTAAAAGAACAAGGAATTAATGTCGAGAAAATAAAAGAATAAGGAATCAATAATGAAAATATTTGCTATTGGTGGTGAGCCTGGATCTGGCAAAACTACCTTGATGAGACAAATGATCAATCATCTATCAGTTGAACCAAAATATAATTCTTACAAATTAGTTCCATATCTTCAAAAAGACAACATCTATATTTTAGGAAAATATGAAGATGGTGAACTATTTTCTGGTACAGATCGTATGAGTATGGCTGTCCAACCAGAAGCTATTAAATTTCTTGCCACTTTACCATCTGATTCAATAGTTTTTTTCGAAGGTGATCGTTTATTTACAGCTTCATTTTTAGAACATTGTTTAGAAAATTATGATTTAAAAATTATCTATTTGTCAACTAAAAAAGAAATTCGTCAAAACAGATATAAAGATCGTGGCAGTAATCAAAATAAAACTTGGTTACAAGGTCGTGAAACTAAAATTAATAATATATTAACAAACATGACTCTCATGTTTTGTACGTACAAATTTGAAAATAATACTTTTGAAGATCAAAAATTAATTTTTGATTTAATTTATGCTATGATTAAGGAATAATTTATATGGTATGTAATTGTACAAAAATGTCTGAAACAAAATCAAATTTTAATTTTTCGGATAAATCTAAAAATATTTCATATAAATATGATGAAAATCTTATAATCTCAGATTTAAAAAACTATATAGATAACACATATAATGAACATTATATGACTGAATTTAAATCTATTGAGTGTTTTGATGCTTGGATTGCTCTTGGTGAATCTACACCAACTTTTAGAAATACTGCTATTAAGTATCTTTGGCGTTACGGTAAGAAAAACAATAACGATAAAAAAGACTTGATGAAATCACTACATTATATTATGATGTGTTTATACGTTGACCACTATAAAAATAATAAATTATGTCCAAAAACAAAAGGAATAGATAATGGAAATTAAGATTGATCTTGAGATATTGAGAAAACGTAAGCTTTTTGTAGCCACACCAATGTATGGTGGTCAGTGTGCTGGTATGTTTACTCGTTCTATAGCTGATTTGTCTGCTATTTGTGCACAAAATGGCATCCCACTTCAGATGTATTTTCTTTTCAATGAATCTTTAATTACTCGTGCTCGAAATTATTGCGTTGATGAATTTATGAGATCAGATTCAGAACATTTAATGTTTATTGATGCTGACATTGGATTTAATCCACATGATGTTATCGCAATGATGTCGATGCAGGCTAATGAAGAAGAAAAATACAATATTATTGGTGGTCCTTATCCAAAGAAATGTATTTCTTGGGAAAAAATTAAAATGGCTGTCGATAAAGGCATTGCTGATGAAGATCCTAATGTTCTTGAAAAATTTGTTGGAGATTATGTATTTAATCCAAAAACGAATCAGGGTAGCATTCAAATTTCAGAACCTTGTGAAGTTCTTGAAATTGGAACAGGTTTCATGATGGTTTCTAAGTCAGCGATGAAGAAATTTATTGATTCTTATCCACAACATATGTATCGTCCTGATCATATTCGCACTGATGCTTTCGATGGTTCTAGAGAAATTGCAATGGCTTTTCAGGCTGAAATTGATCCAAAATCCAAGCGTTATTTGTCTGAAGATTATTGGTTCTGCCAAAAAGCTCAAGAAATTAATCTCAAAACTTGGTTTTGTCCATGGATGAAGATGCAGCATGTTGGAACTTACATTTTCGGTGGATCACTTGCTGATCTTGCCTCCATTGGTGCAAGTGCGACAGCTGACCCAAGCAAGCTCAAGAAAAAGAAAGCTTGATATATTCTACAAATTATAGTATAATTTTGTTATGTAATTTAAATATGGAGACTACATTATGAAGATTTCTACAAACACGGTAAACATTCTTAAAAACTTCGCTAAAATTAATCCTTCAATTTTTATTCAAGAAGGTAATACATTGAAGACAATGTCGCCTTCAAAAACAATAATGGCAAAGGCAACTGTAGATACAGAATTTCCAAAAAGATTTGCCATTTATAATTTAGATCGTTTCATTTCAACTACCAGTTTGTTTAATGATCCAAATTTTGATTTTGGCGAAAATGGAGTAACTATTAAAGAAAACGACAAGAAAACAGATTATATGTATGCTCATGAAAACACAATAACAAAAACACCTGATCGTGAAATTAATCTACCTTCTGTTGATGTTAGTATTACACTAATTAATGAACATCTTCAAGAAGTTGCAAAAGCTGGTGGTGTTCTTGGACTTCCAGAAATTCTTATTGTTGGTGACGGATCAAATATTTTTCTTCAGGCTGCTGATAGTAAAACAAATGGGGACGTTTATTCAATAAAGATTGGTGAAACTAATAAAACCTTTAAGGTTGTTTTTAAAACTGAAAATATTAAAATAATTCCTGGAAATTATGATATTACTGTCAGTGCAAAGGGCATATCTAACTTTAAAGGCAAGGAAGTTGAATACTGGATTGCGATTGAAGGCAATTCAAATTTCTAATTATGTGGGGAGCCATGGCTCCCCATATTTTTTAAACATTATATATTATGGAAAGTTTTGACATGTTAGATCAATTTTTATGGTGCGAAAAATACAGACCAAAAACTATTGAAGAAGTTATTCTTCCTGTTGAGTTGAAAACAATATTTCAACAATTTATTAATCAAAAAAATATTCCTAATTTAATTTTATCTGGCACTGCTGGTGTTGGTAAAACTACAGTAGCACGTGCTATGTTAGATCAAATAGAGGCAGATTATATTATTATTAATGGGAGTATGAATGGCAACATCGACACACTTAGGAACGAGATTCTTAACTTTGCTTCCTCGGTATCTTTTACGGGGGGAAGAAAGTACGTCATCCTTGACGAGGCAGACTACCTTAATGCAAACTCTACACAGCCAGCTCTACGCAATTTCATGGAGGAATTCTCAAGGAACTGCGGCTTCATACTCACCTGTAATTTTAAAAACAGAATCATTGAGCCCCTACACTCGAGATGTTCGGTAATAGATTTTAAGATCAGTAAAAAAGATATGGCAAAACTTGCAATGCAATTTTTAAAACGTATTGAAGGTGTTTTAACTTATGAAAATATTGAATTTGATAAATCTGTTGTCGCTCAAATTATCGAAAAATATTTTCCTGATTGGCGACGAGTTTTAAATGAACTTCAAAGATATTCTTCAACTGGTAAAATAGACAGTGGTATCCTTGCTAATATACAGCAAACTAGCATTCGTGATCTTATCAATATGATGAAAGATAAAAATTATACTGAAGCTCGTAAATGGGTTAAAAATAACATTGACACTGACGTTAATTCTCTCTACAACGAATTTTATGAAACCGCATCTCAATTTTTTAGTACAAAAGATATTCCTTTACTTGTAACTTTGATTGCAAAATACCAATATCAAAATGCATTTGCTGCAAATTCAGAAATTAACTTTGCTGCTTTTCTAGCAGAGGTAATGCTGGATGCGGAGTTTGCATGAAATTTTTAGATGTAACTCTACAAGAAAGAGAAGAACCAAAAATTGAACAAGAAACACAATCATCAAAATATGATTGGAGGTTTGAGAATAGTATTAATTTTGGAACAAAATTTCTAGAAATAGAAAAAGATAATTTTAAATATAATAAATGGAGAACTAATAATTCTTTATCTAACTTTATTGATACTTTATTTTATTCTAATGAAATGAATTTAAATTATCATGTTACAGATCAAATGCATTATGACTATCTTTTTTATGCTATTAGAAAAACTAAAAGATTTAATAAAAAGAAAACAGAATCTGATCTTAAATTAGAGAAACTTCAAGAACAAGAGAGAGAGAAAATATCTTTAATTCAAGAATATTATAAATATAACATAGTCAAATCTAAAGTTGTTTTAAAAATATTAAACGAATCTCAACTTGAAACAATAAGAAAAAGACTAGAGCGTGGCGGTGATAAGAAAATATGATAGCATCATAAAAACAAAAAAATAAAAAGGTGGAGCTAAATGAATGAATTACTGGAGACACTTATTGAAGTAAAAATAGGCGAAGAAGAAGATTTTTTAAAGATTAAAGAAACTCTGACACGTATTGGTGTGGCTTCTAGAAAAGAAAAAAAACTCTATCAATCTTGTCATATATTTCATAAACAAGGTAAATATTATATAGTGCACTTTAAAGAAATGTTTGCTATTGACGGTAAACCCTCTAATTTTTCTGATGAAGACAAAGGTCGTAGGAATAAAGTTGCTGAACTTCTCCAAGACTGGGATTTATTAAAAGTAGTCGAAAAAGATAAAATTAAAGAACCTTCGGTTTCTATGAGTCAAATTAAAATAATCAGTCACAAAGAAAAAAATGACTGGATCCTTGAAGCAAAATATAATATGGGAAGAAAAAAAGTTAATGTTTAAAACCTGTAAAGAAATTGCTGAAGACATTCAAGAATTAAAAAAAAATCTACAAAAATACAATTTTTGTGACATCAGTATAAAAAATAAAAATAGTGAGAAATTAAATAATGAAATTTCCGTGGAAAATAAAGAAT